GGTCATCCGCGATCACGCCCTCCTGGCTCAGGGCATAGCGGATGTCGCTGCGCACCCCGATCACGAGGTTCTGCCACGAGCCGGTGAAGAAGTCCGGGTCGCTCCACTCGAACGACTGGTAGGCGATCGGCAGGCCGTAGAGCGTCGTCTGGACCTGCGCGCCCGCCTGGTCGGTGCCGAGCAGCAGTGACCCGTTCGAGTCACGCGTGCCCCGCAGCACCGACTTGACGGCCAGGTCGGCGGCATGGCCGGTGACGGCCAGGCCCTGGTTCTCGACCGCGCCCATGGCGTTGTTCACGGTGTCCACCGCGTCGACGCCGATGGTCGCGTCGACCGCATCGGCCGCGACCCCGCCGACCGGGAAGGAGGCGGGCGCGTTCACGCCGAAGAACACCGCCGCGTCCAGCGCCGCGCCGATGGCCTCGGCCATGCGCGGGCGCGCCCAGTTCCACACGGGGATGGAGGAGTCCTCCAGCCAGGCGTCGGGCAGCGCGACGACCGCCGCGACCTCCTCGGCGGTCAGCGTCTCCTCGCCCGTGGCGAACGAGGTCTGCCCCTTGCGCCCGCCGGGCCCGGACGTCCACGTGGCGACCGGGAACGCCTTGGGGACGGGCATGTGCGAGATGTGCGATCCCATCGGGACCTTGTTGCCGAGCGCGAGGGCGGCGGACGCGAAGACCGCTTCCTCGATGATCTTGTTCGAGTACTCGTCGGGGATAACGCCCGCGAGGTCGGACCCCAGGAAGGGTGCCATGGTCGGGTAGCTCCTTGTGGCGCGCGGAATGGAATCCCGCTTTCCGCGCCACCTGGAGCCGCGCCGCGTCCCGCTGCGCGCCGCCCCTGGCCTCGGCATCCCGCCTGTGTGAAGCGCCCGGACTCGGCTACCGGCTGCCCGCCGCGTCCCGCTGCACGAGCATCACCGGCCATTATGCGTTACCGGTGTCACTCCCGCCATCAGCGCCCAGCTCGCGGAGTGTCTCGCGCCCCTCGGGCGAGGCCGCCCAGGCGGACCCCTCGGCCTTGCTGGCGTCGTGCCTGCCCGCCATCACGTCGGCCCGCAGGTCGAACAGCGCGGCCCGGACCTCGGGGTCGAGCTCCTCGTTGGCGACGGCGTGCAGCTCGGTCACCAGGGCCACGGCGGGCGCCGCTAGGGGCGAGAGGTAGTCGTGGTAGTAACCCCGCTCGGCCCGGTCGATCATGTCGCGCGGCGCTCCTGCGGCCTCCAGCGCGGCGGCCAGGATGCGGGCGGTGTGCCCCTCGGGCAGCCGCGCGCCCTTGGCGGCGGGCACCGTGTCGGCCCGGCCGCCGCCGCGCCGCCCGCACCCCGACACCCAGACCCGCCCGTCGCGCCTCCACCGGCACTGGCCCGCGCGTGCCGCGTCGCCGGCCGACCACTCCGACCCGTCAGACAGGCGCGAGCGGGTGAACGCGAACGCGCCGTCGTCGCGGAGCGCCACGAGCTTCCCGCACTTGCACCTGGCGCCGGTCAGCAGCCGGCGCGCTAGCGCCTCGGCCGCCTCGACCGGGCTGGCGTGGTTCTCCTCGGTGATCCGCGCCCCCTTGTACCGGGCGTGGGCGTACCACGCCGCCTCGCTGGGCGGCACGTCCTCGTGCAGGTACCCGATCTCGAACTCCTTCGCGCCGGTCCTGCCTACCAGGTGCACGGCGGCGATCAGCCGCGCGTCGTCCTCCGGGGTCAGCATTGCCCCGCCTCCTCGCTTGTAGGGTTGCCCGGGTGAGCTGGGCGCGCGTGCTGGTCAGAGCCGTCTTGACCGTGGCCTGGTACGCCCTGGTGCTCGTTATCGCCGCCGCGTGCCTGGCCTGGCTGTACTGGGCACTGGCCTAGCGCGAGCCGCGCGGCCCTCCGGTCAGCGACCGGATGAAGTCCTTCTCCACGGCTGTCCCCTGCGACCCGCCCGGCACCCGTGCCCTCGGTGCCTGCTGCGCTGGCGTGAGGCGGTCCACCGCCGCCGACAGCGCGGCCCGGTCCACCTCGCCGTCGTCCTTGACGAACCGCTTGAGGTCGAGCAGCTCCAGCGCCGCGTCGACGTCGGCCAGCTTGCCCGCCGCCAGGGTGCGGAACTCGGCCGCGACAACCCGCACGGCCATCTCCGCCCGCGCCTCCGCGCGCCCGGCGTCCTTGGCCTCCTCGATCGCCTTCTCCGCGTCGCTCATGCCCTTGCGGGCCTGCTCCGCTAGCTGGCGCTCAAGCGCCGCGGTCTTCTTCCGCTCGGCGGCCAGCGACCCGCGCAGCTCCTTGGCGTCGTCGGCCTTGCCGCCCTTGTCGTCCTGGTCCTGGCCCTGGTCCCCGGCGTGGTCCTGCCCGGCGTCCTGCGCCTTGGCATCGTCGCCTGCGTCCTGGCCTGTCGCGTCCTGCCCTGCGCCGTCGCTCGCTGAATCGGTCATGCCGTGTTCCCCCCTGGCCGCCAGGCGGTCCACCCGGCGGTGATCTGCGGCGCCTGCTCGGTCCTGCGGGCGCGGTACCTGGCCATGCGGCGGTTCCACTCCGCGTGCCTCAGCTCCGGAACAGCGGTGCAGTGGCAGTTGCGGTGCGCGGGGAAGCCGGCCGTTGCCCAGACATAGCCGCGTCCGGCGATCTCCACGCAGAAGTCGCACGCCCCGATCTCGGTCATCCGGACATAGCGGCCGGTCAGCCGCGTGTCGTACTCCGGTCCCCCGAGGGACATCATGTTAGCGGCGCGGTGCGGCTCGTTGGTGGCGATCGCGTCGAACCAGCTCGTGGTGCGCTCGAGCGCGGCGGCGTCCCCGATCCCCTTGCGCAGCGTCTCGAACGCCGTGACCCCCAGGTGCGTCAGGTCCGGCAGCGCGATGCCGGCCGCCGAGGTGCCCGCGATCCCCCTGGGCACGGTGAACGCCTTCACGGCCCGGATGATCAGGTCCTGCGCGTGGGCGACCAGGGCGCGCAGGAAGCCCGCCGTCTCGGTCATGGCCCAGTGCTGCATGCCGGTGACCCAGCTCGCCACGATGCGGGCGATCCTGGCCAGCGACCCCAGCGGGTCGGCCTTGTCGTAGCCCGAGGCGGTCAGCTCGTGCACCGCGACCCGCATGCGGCCGACCCCGGTCTCCAGCCGCTGCGAGTAGATGAACTCAAGCTGCTTGAGGTCGCGCAGCACCGTCTCGCGCCCGGCCACGCCCGAGGGGACGACCTCGCCGGGGATGACCCGCACGAGGTCACTGGGTGCCTGCGGAGCAGCCAGGGACCGCGTGAACCGCACGATTGCCATGAGCTCGTCAGGTGTCAGGGCGGTCCCTGGCGCGATCTCGAACCTACCGGGCGGCATCAGCAGCGGGCGCCGGACGGGCAGGCCCGTGGCGGGCGACCTGGTGGCGAGCTGCGCGGCGGGAGGCATCAGGGCCCGGCTGGCGCGCCTGCGGGCGCGGGAGCGGGCGCGCCGCCGAGCACCTGGTCGTACGGCGTCGGCACGGCGAACGCCGCCGCCTGCGCCGCCGCGTCGGCCGCCGCCTGCTCCGCGCCGAGCTGGCGCCAGCGCTCGATCTCCTGCGGGGTCGCGCCCCAGCGCTGCCACAGCACCTCGCGGGGCACGCCGAGCGTGGCCATCTTGACCAGGGCGTCGACCCGCTGGCCCTCGCTGCGGGTCTCCTGGTCGGCCCACAGCACCTCGGCGGTCATGTCGGCGGCCGCGGGGTTGCCGGTCAGCGTGAACGCCAGCCGCATGACCTCCTCCCACGCCTCCCCGATGTAGCGGGCGCGCCGTCCCACCTTGGCGACCAGGCCGGCCTCGGCCGCCTTGATCGCGTCGGCGGACAGGTTGATCATCTGCCCGAGGAGGTAGTGCGGCGGCGTCTGGGTGATCGCGGCCAGGTGGTTCACGTCCTGCTCGACCGACGACAGGTAGCCGCCCAGCGTCGACTCCCCGATCGCGCCGAAGCGCGCCTGCGGGTTCTCCGCGACCAGCAGCCGGTTCGCCCCCACGTCGTAGGGGCGGACGGGCGCGGACACCGGGTTGCCGTCCTCGTCGCACCCGGTGACCTTGCGCGCCACCTTGACGCCGGTCGCCCAGACCTGGCGGAACGCGCCGTAGTCGGTGGCCACCAGGCGGTTGAACAGCGTCGTGTTGATGCGGTCCTGGATCTTCATCGCCGAGTGCAGCTCCGAGCGCGGGAAGCCGAAGGTGCGCGGCTGCGGCACCACCTCGACCATGCCGACGACCCCGGCGGGGTTGGGCTCGACCAGCGGCGCGGACCCCGCGCCGACCCAGGTGGCGATCTCGTCGGGGGTCAGCAGGATCTCGGTGACCGTGAAGGTCACGGGGTCGGTCCACCGCTTGTAGCCCGCGACCCGCTCGCGCCGGTTGCCCGGTTCGTAGAGCACGCACGCCTCGAACGGCGACTCGGGCGTGATCTCGACCCCGGTCACGTTGTCGTCGTCCGGCTGCACGAGCACCAGGCCCTGCGAGGTGACCAGGGCGTCGGTCTGCACCAGCTCGCCGTCCGCGTCCATGT